GTTGAAGACTTGCCTTCATCTACCTTATCAGGTAAACCTTTGTGCTTTGTTCCTGCAAACTTTTCCAGTTCAGCAGTAGACATAGACTTTGCCAAGTCTCTGACTGTATCAGACACTTCATCTTCTGGTACATCACCACGCTTATATGCGAGTGCCAGACCCATTAATTTTTGCTGCTGTTTGGATACAGCTTTTTCTTTTAGTTCTCTAAGAGTGATCATCAGTCCTTGAACATCCTCTTTTTATAAATGGTTGTGTGTGCCTTAATCTTTTTGTCAGAAGGCGGATTGTAATAGTATAGTGCCAAACTTTTTCTAGACTTTCCTTGTGGACAATTCAAGGGGTCAGGGTGACCATGCCAAGAATTATCTGTAGTAGAAAAGATCACCATAGTATTAATATTTGGTTTGATGGACTTTGACATATCCTTGAATTCGGTATCCCAAAGTTCTAGTTCACCACCCCAAGATGCTTTCCAATCATCATTTAAATATAAAAGTAAGTTCAACTTTCTCTGTTGCTTTGTAAAATGATGTAAATTAAAATCAACATGCATCTTCAAAAAACCACCTGTCAAAATTTCATGTGGTCCACCACCCTCAAACATAGGGTCATTTTCTAGATCATCAATACCAGTCAGTTTTTCTAAAAACTGTAAAAACTCTTTACTATTTAGATCATCTACAATTTGCTGTGTTTTAGGTTCAAACTTTTCATATGCATTCTCAACCCTATTAAAAGAATACTTTTGTACAGTATTGTTCCCATTCTTTGCAGTCATCCTAGGCCGCATAGTAGCAAACTCATCTGCGCATTCTTTTAGGTCATCATCATTAAATAAACCCTTTAGCACAATATGCGGAAAGGGGTCTGCATTTACATAATTGTCATGATTTTTTTCAGCGATTTCATTAAGTACATCAATATCAAGAAAGTTCATTTTACTTTTTCACCTTTGCCCATAAATCTTTATCTGCGGTACGTCTAGTCTTACCACCTGTTAAGAACGAATTAACTCTAGCCATGCCCCATTGCTGCGGAGTTGTGCCGGGTCTGTGTCCAGTTCTCCACGCAGCCATGCCACGGTTGTATACTTGCTTAAGAATGCTCAGAGAAACGCCAGACTTTTCTGCCTTAGCAGCAAGTCCTTTCTTTTCCTCTTCATTCATGGTTTCTTCGCCTCTAGCATTCTTGAAGTCTTGTGCAGTAGGTGCGCCTTTTGAACCGGGTTTACGCATAGGACGACCTTCTTTGCGTTTCTTATGAATGTTTGCCCAAAGACCATCACCTTCATTCTTTGGTTTCTCACCACGTTCTTTTTTAGAAATGGCAATAGCAGCCTGCTGTGCAGGAGAAACTGCCTCACCATACATCTGCTTAAACTTCTTTGTGTACTTGGAAGGTTTAGTCTCTGCTTCTTTGTCGCCCGGTGCTGGCTTGTACGCTGCTGGATTGTCATCATCCATCTTAGCACCCTTCTTAAAGTGTGCATCTCTAGCAGACTTAGTAGACTTTGCTAAACCAGAATAATACTTCTTAGGTTGTGTACCCTTTTTGTCTTTTACATCAGGGTCTTGTGCAACCTTTTGCTCATATGTAATGACCTTATTAGGAGTCTTGAAGTCTTTTTTTCTCATGATTGTTTTAAATCTCACTTCAAAATCCTTTCCTTTGTCTTGAAGAACAGCAGGAATATTTAGGTCTTTCTCAACATCTTTGAGAACAGCCTGCATATCACCTACAGATTTGATTTTATTACCTTTTGCCTTATGGATTTTCTTGAAGAACTTCTGTAGTTCTGCAATCTTAATCTCAGGATTATTTCTTGCGTCGTTTACTCTGTCAACAAAGTGTCTAGTAAACTCAATATCAATATCATACTTTGCAAGTAATTTATCAGCAAATCTTTCTAAGTCATTGATTTGTGACTGAGAAACTTTTTCTTCTAGTGGTTCTACATCAGTCAACCACTTACGTTTCTTCTTACCATCTACTTCTACAATAAGATAGTTTGCGCCACAATGATCAATAGTTACAACTTCGTCTGTTTCTTTTAGTACAACTTGCTGGCCGACAGTAAATAATTCGCCGTTAACATAGTCCTCACGTCTTTCTGAAACTGTCTCCAACATAATATGTCTAGTAAATGTTGTATTTTCATTAAGGTTCATTCCTTTGCGAACAGCATTGAACAGTTGCTTTGCTAACTGATCAGATACGCCTTTTGGAAGACCTTGAGAAAACTTGGCAAAGTCATTGTTCTTTGCATTCTCTCTTTGCTTGGAAGCAGACATACCTGTTACATCATCTGCATCAGGGTCACGCTCGCCAGCAGATACAACTTTGATGGAGTCAAACTCATACTTACCATGACGTGAATCTACACCATTGTATTTGGTAAGGAGTTTTTGAAATTCTTGTACTCTGTCATCCCCAGCAACCATAACAAGGTTCTTGTATCCTTGCTTGTACATGTACATAGTTGCATCAAGGAAGTTTTTGACAGAAGTTTCCATGATGATGTTCCGTGCATACTTGGGAAACATCTTACGCATGAACTTTACTTTTGTTCTATACTCTAAAGGATTTTTCTTGGCATCAACCGATTGGGATGCAAAAATCTTATAGTCATTACCCCTTGCTAAAGAGGCGACTTTTGTAATAAGTTTTTCATGTCCAGTAGTAGGCGGATTGAACCTACCAAATGCAAAATATCCTACAGAAGATTTTTCTTCCAGATACTGTTTAAATCCACTAACCATGATCTACCCACGTCTTCTTTGAACGTCCAGCTTACGTTTACTTGGTAGCAGTCTCTTTGAGATAATACCAGTAACTCTCTTTGCTTTATCTAGACGTTTTTCTACACGTTGTTTCTGAGAAATGCTCATATCTCTTCTAGTTTTACCACCATAGTATCTCTTTGTCAATACATCTCTGGCAGATTTACGTCCCCTTCTTTTGAGTCGATCAAGAGATGCAGGACGTTTTAGAGCAATTTTTCTTTGTCTTTGAATCTGTTGCTTACGTCTTCGTAAAGCAATAGACTTTTTTCGTCTGCCTTGAAAAGACAGGACTTCAGAAATGGGTAAAGACTCCCCCTCACTAGGAGAGGAAGCCTCAGATAAAACGGAGAGGAAGTCTTTAAACCCAATCATTTTAGAACTTGAAGCCTACGCCAACTTTCAGACCATCAGCGGTAGTGGTCCAGTCATTAACGGTAGTGTCGTCACCATCGTCAACCACATCTACAGACCAACCGTAGCTAACCGATACGGAAGCCTTATCGTTCAGTGCATGCTCGTAACCAAATCCGTAGGAAGCACCGCCCCAGCCAACAGCGATTTCGCCGTCAGAAGCGAGGTCCATAGAACCACCTACCCAAATGTACTCACCACCAATAATGCCGGGAGTAATGGACAGTGTTGGGTCAAGAGTTACATCACCCCAAGTATTGCCGTCACCACGACCAATCAGGTCTGCGCCGGAAGTTGCACCCCAAGCGTAACCAATGCTGGTATCAAGGGAAGCAAAACCAAGGTCCATGCCTGTACCAAGACTAATTGCATAGTCATCAGCAGCATTGTCACCACGGTCTTGAAGTGTGAAGCCTGCATCTACACCGAATCCGCCAATTCCTAACTCTGCACCCAGCGTCCAGTCTGCGTTACCTTCTAAGTCAGTAGATACGCCTACGGTTGCGTTGGACATAAGAGCGGATTCACTGGCACCTTCTTGAGCAATTGCAGGAGTAGCTACAGCAAGAGCTACAATTGCGGAAATAAGATATTTCATCTATAACGTTCCTCTTTATTTACTCCAACCCTTTAGAATCGTTGGGTCAAAGTTATTAGTTGAAAATTCATAACGATTTACTAGTTTGACAGCATTGTCACCTAGTTTATCAATAGCGACGTAACCTTCAGGTTCAGTTGACCTAAACCCGTTAGTTGTAAGTAAAAAAGTCTTAACACGTTTAATACTATTCATTTTATTTATAAGGATAAGTTTCGCAGAAACAATAGCCTTTTGTAGATCAAACATCTTTTTAAGACTTCTTTTATTCTCCTTTGAGAAGAATTTCAGGATTTTAGACAAAGCATCTCTCTGAGTTTGCTTTCCCTTTTCAGATTTTCTTTTATCAATCTCTTTCTGGTACTTATTTTCAATCCACTTTATGAGATTGCGGACATGCTGTTCAGTATCAGAAATGACTGTATTACTACGAACAAAAGTATTACCAAATTGTTCAATAAGTTGTGCAAGCTGTTGATCTTGCTCTAAAGTTCTGAGAGTCGAACCAGAGATATCATTGAAGAGTTTACCAGCACGGGTCAGGTGCGCATTCACTCTATCTGTTTCTTTTGCAGATAGACTAGCTGTGTTGGATAAGTCACGCAGCATAGCGTCCTGTTGCCAAACCTTTGAGGTTTTTTTCAACTGTTGCACATTTACCCCATAGTTTGCTTTCATGCTTTCAAAGTCATCACCAGTGTATGTAGTATGCCAGACTACGCCGATTTCTGCTTTTCTAACTTCTTCTGCATCCTTGCTACCCTTTTGGACAGCATAGACAATTGTATTAGGGTGAAACGTGATGTAATCCACTCCAGCGATCTTTTCGGATTTGAGATCAGATTTTGTAAAAAGTAAATCACCTTGAATGACTCCTTTAATACCAAGATTGGCAAAATGTTTTAAAGACAACTTCAGTTTTGTTGCTAAGTCACCAGAAGTGTCAGCATCAATGTCTGCGTCTGTCTTATATACTTTAGGATTTTTGTTGAAGATACCTTTCTTTGCTACAAAGAACTTTCCGTCTCTAGGATCAGTCCCAGCAAAGATAGCAGGAGCGCCATCCCATTTTACACTGACATTGCCTTTGTCAACGCCAGCCAGCATATCACGCAGGGAACGCAATGCATTGATTGCATCCCGTGTACCATTCACACCACCATAGAGAACCTTGTCCTCAATATGAGTCATGTGTGTATTTTTTTGTTCTGCGATAAATTGCTTGAATGATTGCATTAGTTATTAGTTATCCAGAATAATTAAATCAAACAATGCAGCGATTTGTCCAGAAGCAGCTTGGTTCTCGGCTTTAATTTCAATATCAGTCTTTTCATCAAACTTGAGTGGAACGTGATAGTCATAATGAATAGCATCACCAGAAGAAGCAAACTTACCCTTAGTGTTAAATATACCACCAAAAGGTCTTGCTGTCAAGGTAATAATTGTATCATTATCTTTTTTTGTTGGAGCTGCATGGACGTTATCTAAATATGCAGTTTTATTTGCAGGGACAGTATAGACTGCCATGAGTGTTTGGCCCTCACCTGCTGAAATAATAGCAGCATCTTTGTTATCAACAGAGATTGTAACATCAGAAGCATTAGTACCAGCATCACTAGTAATGGTCGCCCGAAATACTCTTAGGAAAGGTTGTGTGCCTGTTGCACCAGAAGAGGTTCCTGTAATACTCTCCGACACTAATGCATAGTTACTATCCAACCCTTGAATTTCTACTACTGAGCCAGAGTCAGCCCCAGCTGTTGTAACAGTTGCAAAATCTGCTACAGATGGATATGCATAGTTGCTGTCACCATCCCATACAGTAGTAGATGCAGTAGTTGCATCACCAAAACCAAACTTATTGATGTGAGAAACACCTTTGGTCTGACCACTAGCAATGCGAACTGCTTCTGCTAATTGCGAGTTGTCAAAGTATCTGTTAGCCATCAGTTATCCCATGAGATTAAGTTATTTTAGATATATTTATAAGAATTCAACTTCCATAACTTTGTACGCTAAAGTTATTCTCATTTTATTTTTTGTCGTTGGAGCTAATCCTCTATGGGCCCAATGAGAAGGGAATAAAACAAGTCTCCCCGGTTTAAACTCTACAGTTTCAATATATCCTTTATTAGATGGATCAATATACTGAAAGTCACCAATTTTTTCAGTGTTTCCACTATTCACCATGTACAACAGTGTATGTCTATCTTCTAATTCATCATGATCTGTGTGCCAAGTTCCGTCTAACCCATATGTTTGACCATTCAAATATGCATCAGGTGGTCTACTTACTAATTTTACATTTGCTTCTAAGAAAAAATCTGTGATGATTTGCTTTGTTAAAAAACATTCATCATGATCTAGTTCAGATATAAAAAATGTTACACCATCTTCTTCACCAGAGTTAGATGAATGACTATAAGTCCACCGGGCATGAGACTGTATAATTCTCTCATTTTTTTTAATATCTTCTTGATCATAAACATTATCAACAATGATAACTTTATTAGACATAAGTAAAATCACACATCATACGAGTTGGGTATCCATCACCACCTTGAGTATCACGGATATTTATCTTGAACTTATAGGTAGGAGATGCAAACTCCATATCAATACGTTTACCTGTACCAGTTTTACCACCATAGTATGTTGTCAAAGTGCCAACATTAGCAGCACGTTTCATAGCTTGCTGATCCATATTTTTACTGACAACTCTACCTGCTAACTTGTGAATAATATGATATCCATATCCAATGCCACTTTCTAAAAGTGCTTTCATCATAACAGGATTATATTGAACATTTTGTTGAGAGTATCCTTGACCTAAAGTCCCATTAAATACTTTACAGAAATCTGTTGGACTGATACCAAACAACTCAAGAAGTTTTAATCCATCCTGATTAGTTATCATACCTTTCTGGATTTCATCTTTTGATAGGATAGTTTTTACACCAACGTTGAAAAAAGTTGTAGTTGTTCCAAGTTTTAAACTAAGATAGACCGGACCATTATCTAGTTCAAGAGTAATATCAGTTACAGACTTGCCTACATCATTGCCCTGTCCTTTTGGGTTATCAAGAACAATCCTAGAACCAAACTTTAATGGACGCCTTGTGTTTTCTGCACCTTCCTCTTTTACAACAAACTTTTTAGATTTTTTAATACCGTGAGTTTTGTCTAAATGCTCAATTGCAGCAAGCACTTTTGCATCACCAACTGGTTTTCCCTCATACCATTCAATCAATGCATTAGCAAACTGTGGTTCAAAAAGATTTCCCCTATTTGCAATACCACGGTTACCAGAAGAACCATTACCAAACTTCATATTAATTTTTTTAACTTTAGCCTGAGTCTTTAGTCTAGGGATAGTTATATCGCCTTGCAAAGCTCTACTGACATTTACCATACTAGGTTTTTTTAGATCAATGTTGATCGGTGTTTCTAAACCTTTAAATCCTTCTTTTAGAGTAGTAAATACACTTACAATATCAGACACATTCTCTGCCGGGAATATGTCGCCAACTTTTTCTACAATTTCAGATTCAGTTTTTGGGAAAAAATCGTAAGCCATAAGTCTCTCTTTTAGTTGATATAATATTTATACCATACTATGAAAAAGGGGGCAAGCGCCCCCTCAAAGACCAAGAACCTTTTCAGTTTCACGTTTGTCTTTAGGAAGACCGCCACCATCACGCAGATGGTCTACAACCTGTTCAAAGTAAAATGCAGCATCATCATACCCTGCATCATTCAATGCTTCTACAGCAGACTTGAAGAACAGGAGTGTTCCCATTCCACTGTTGTCATTAGATGCTGCACGATAGGTGCGACCGGAACGTTGGTTGCTCATAGTTCTACCTCACTATCAAAGTAATGATCCCAGAACAAACGAGTCGCCGCAACAAACAGTTTGTCATCAAGGGCGACGTTCTCTACACTAACGCCAAAGTGTTTTGCACCAAACTCACCAATGCGGTTTGTCAAGTCATCTTCCATAAACTTAAAATCATTCATAGATTTGCTCCTACAATAATGAAACCAAGTGCTACTGTCATACAGAACAGAAACATAGTCTTAGGCACCCAAGGATGCTTGTCTTTTTGTTCTTCCACTATTCTACTCCTTTAGAGGTATGTCCAAGGATTACTTTCCCGACCCAAATCTTCGTGAGTCAGAAAAGGTCCGTCCATCTGTTCTTCAATGGTGTAGAAAACATCTTCTCCAAGACGTTTGATGTTCATGGCAACTTCTGCCATATCTACACACATGATACGCATACCAACCTGCTCTTCAGTCATGGGAGGAAGGTTAACTGCGAATTGAAACTTTTTCTCGGTCATAGCAAACTCTCTTTCATCAACTTACATACTTAATATAGTAAAAGGGGCCTACAATTGCAAGCCCCTTTCTACACTTTTTTTCAACTATCGTATACAATTTTATCTATGCTGCATAGGCTACGTCTTGAACATTGTCCCAATTAGGACCGTGGTTTACCCATTTCAGATAATCCAGAACCATTTCAGCAGATGTGTTTCCATACGGGTCAAAGTCATCACCTTTGTTATTGATACCCGGTTCTTCAAACCACTTTTCTACTGTGCCATTATCAATCACAGCTGCGTAACGCCATGAACGATTACCAAAACCAAGATGGTCTTTACAGACAAGCATACCCATACGTTGAGTAAATTCACCATTACCATCTGGAATAAACTCAAGATTTTGAATGTTGTGGTGGATCATCCACTGCCGCATAACAAAGGTGTCATTTACAGAGATGACATAAACCTCATCAACACCTTCATCACGAATTTCTTGGTAAAGGTTTTCAAAATCGGGGAGTTGATATGTAGAACATGTTGGAGTAAAGGCACCGGGAAGTGAAAACAGAACTACTCGTTTATCTTCAAAGAGTTCTTTAGATACTACATCTTTCCACTCAAAAGGATTTTCATCACCATTGTCATAATTAATATAAGTGATAGGGTTGCCATCGGTACGAACCCGATACTTGAACACTACATTATTTGGAACTTTCATTCCTTCAGTCATTTTCTTTTCTCCTATACTAGAAGTGCAATTTCTTCTGCACGATTTTCTGCGGCTTCCAATCGGTAGATGTTGTCAGCCTTCAAAAACATATTCTCTTCATCATCATATGCTTCAACCACATACTTTGATCCATCTTTATAAACATACACCATACCGCCTCCATCTTGAATCCAGTACTGTGAAATAATTTGTCTATACGCACTCATTTAAACCATCCAATCTTTAATCCATCTTTTTTTCTGCGGTTATATTCCCATTCATCACTAGGGTATCGGGTTGCCCAGAAAACTACAGCAGCCATACAAACACCAATGCCAAATGTGAGAATCCAATTGCCTGTGATCCATAGGGTCACACCAAGACTGACCAGCATAGTAACTACCATACCAATCTTAGCTGACAATGGGAAAATCATTTTATCATACCAGTTATTCACAACTTTACCAAACCTTGGATGTTCCATAATCCATTTTCTAAAACGTGGTGAACTTTGAGCAAAAAACCATGCTGCAATGATCATAAAAATAGTAGTAGGTAGACCGGGGACATACACCCCGATAAACCCAATACCAACGAATAAAAATCCTAAAAGTAAATAAAAATATCTAGTCATGTGGTAGTTCCTTAAACCAAGGTTTCAAAAACGGCAGATGATTTACCAAAATCTCTGCACACTTATAAGCTACCTCCCTATGTTCTTTCTGCGTACCATTGCCACAACGCAGTTCACAATAGTGAATCCAAGAACGAACACTGCCTTTCATGTACATGCGGGATTGCATGTTACCTTCAGGAAGAACAGCACGAGCCTGTTCTTTGGCAATACCTTTTTGAATTGCTTCTTTGTAAATACGGTCTGCATGCGTAACCATAAATTTTTGTTGCGCATCCCACCATGCTTGGAGTTGAACATCATCAGTTTCAATAGAGTTTTGACGGTTCTTCTTATCTTGCAGACGTGCTTCACGCATGTATACTGCAAGGTCTTTAGTTGGGTCTGCATACCGTTGCGAAAACTCTTGAAATGAAAATGAACGGTGTCGCAAAATCTGCCGTGCAATGTCACGGGTTGTGTTGATTTCTAGAACCATATCAACCATCTCAAATGGTGACCAGTGCTTATGATCAATCAGATACTTCAGCAGTTTATCATTAGTTTCTGTATTACCTTGATTGGATGGATTAGATACTCTTGCACAATAAGCAATGATATCTTCAGCAGACATTTTTTTGCCTGTACCATCTTGGTATGCATTGATCATGGAAGAGGTAATAGCAACAGGAAGCACGGTTTGGTTCATATCTTAAAATCCTTAAATTTATCGCCAGCTGGAGTTTTATCAAAGACGGGGATACCGTCATCTACAAGAGTTTGATCTACAGGGTCTACATCATAGAGACGCATCTTAGACCTATCTATACCTACAACAAACCGCTTGTATTTGTTGGGGTCATTGTAACGGTTCTTTAGTTGCTTCACCATAATCTGACCAGACTGTTCTAGTTCTTCATTTGACACCAGAGCAAACATTAAGTCTGCGGTAGCAGGAAGACCAAATGATTCTGAGGTATCTTCTAGACCGGGATCAGAGTTAGTGTAACCAGAACGGGTTGTCTGAGTAGCACTGACAATAGGTACTTCAAACTCTACAGCAAGACCACGCAGTTCTTCAGCGATGGCTTTGATGTAGGTATAGGAGTTGATAGCACCACCCATAGACTTCATCCTAGAAGATGCACAGATGTTGAGGTAATCAATAAACACAATATCAGGAACAAAAGAACGTTTCAGTTTAAGTTCTTTCATCAATGCTCTAAAGTGTCCAACATGAGCAGCACCTGTAGGATATTCTTTTACAATCAGTTTACCTACAGTTTTCTTTGCCAGAGTATTTACCTTCTCAGTAAACATAGTCTTTGGCAGTTTATCCAACTGATCAATAGGAATGTCCAGTAGGTTAGCATCAATGCGTTCTGCAATACGTTCTTCTGCCATCTCCATAGTGATATAGAGAACGTTCTTGCCTTGCAGTAATGCATTAGCACCAACATGACACATAAACAGAGACTTACCTACACCTGTCCCTGCCAGTGCAATATTCAGTGTCTTATCAGGTAGTCCACCTTTTGTAATCTTATTGAAGTTTTCAATATCAAAAGGAAGTTTTTCTTCTACACGATTGTAGAAATCATAACGGTCTTCAGCATTGTCAATATAATCGTGGCCAATATTGTTATCAAAACCAACACCAAGAG